TGCGAACTGAAACAGGCCGGACGTTCAACATCACGGCGGCTGACACGCTACAGCAAGCGGCGCAGGATGACCCGAACGTCAAGAAGCGTTGGGTTAACCCGCTGCAGCCGACCAGCCGACCCAGCCATGTAGCCGCACACATGGAAACGCTGGCCACCCCCATCCCGGCCAATGAGCCATTTATTGTGGATGGGGAGGCGTTGATGTACCCGCTGGACCCCAACGGCAGCGCAAAGAACACCATTAATTGCGGCTGCCGGATGCTGACCGTATACGACGACCTGGGTGTGGTTCTGATGCCCGGCGAGACTAGGAGGCTGACGACGGCATGAGCAACGGTGTAAACAGGGCGTTGCGGCAACGGCGATTGACCGAGCGCCACGAACGGCAATTCAATGACATGCGCCGGACGGTTATTAGCATCGGCGTCCAACTGGAATCGCTTATGATAGAATGCGGCTATTTGGAGCCGACACAGCGCCAAGTGATGACGAGTGAGCAGATGCGGGAGGCTGGTAATGGGCAACGCTCAGAAGGTTGACGAACTACTAAGGGCGTCTTGTGGCACATGGTATTATCCGGCTGTTGTGCGGTGGATTATTGAGGTCGCGCGTGATGTTTGGGTGCCAGATTATGTAGATGGCAAGATTGATATTACCCAGCTAGGACGGCGGCTAGTTTGACAACCATCCCCGCCCCTTGCTATACTATTTTGTGAGTGGTGCCTAGCGGCATTAGTTTTTAATTGATGCTCAGGACTGCCACTTTTTAATCAAACAACTCCGCCCAACCGGGTTTACCGCAGCGGCCTCCATTTAGGGGGCCGCTTTTTTTGTTTCTATGGCAGCTCACACCTACAAGAACATTCCGCATATCTTTGAGGCTACCATCGTTCCGGCTGGCGAACTGACCGGCAAGGAATGGGAGGTCGTCATTATTGGCCCCGACGGGCCGGATGGCCTTGTCACACACGACGGGCGCGAATACATCCCCAGCAAGAACGGGCGACTGTATGACGTGGCGGCGGTGGCTGAGGCTGCCGGTATGTTTGAGGGCGTCAAGGTTTACGACGACCATCTGACGAAAGAGGAATTTCAGGCGCGGGGCGGGATGCGGTCGCCGGCGCGTGAGTGGTTGGGGACGATCACCAATGTGGCATGGGAAGCGACCACGCGCCAGCTTAAAGGCGTGTTTAAGGTGGTTGACCAGGGGTTGCGGGACAAGCTGAAAAACGCCTATGAAAGTGGCGTATTGAAATCGGTTGGATTGTCGCTGGACGCGCTGATAAAGCAGAGCAGCGACGTATTTGTAAATGGTGTTTCTATGCCGGTAGTGACCGGCTTTCCTAAAGTACACAGTGTAGATTTAGTGGGCGACCCGGCAGCCGGTGGCGGTTTTGTGCGGGCAATCGCTGCTAACAATGAGGTAAATCGTATGTCTGAAATGAACGGCGTGAACCTCGACGGACTTGCGGCAGAACTTGCCGAGGTTAAGGGGCTGGTTAGTGAATTAACCAAGTCCTTACAGCCCGCAGCGGAAGCCGTGGCCGACGAGGACCAGGAAGAGGAAGCGGAAGAGGTCGAAGAGACTGAGGCCGCGTCGGATGGTCAAGCATCCGAGGCGCTTAAGAATATTGAGCGCCAATTGTTTGACATGAAAGTTGAGAAGGCCATCGAATCGGCCAAGCTGACCGGCTCTTTTGCCCAGCTTGCCCGTCGTGGCATCCGCACCGCCCGCGACATTGAGCCGGTTATTAAACAGGCCAAGGAAGCACAGGCCGCAACCGACCCGACCGGGCGTGTTGCCGAAAGTGGCGGCGTTCGTGGTAGCAAGATCGAGGTGGGCATCACTGGCGATGAACTGGCCGAGGTTGGCCTGATGCGGCTGCTGATGGGCAACCGTGAGTTTAATAACCTTGACCAGACTGACAGCAAGGATGTCAAACAGCGCCAGACCGAGGCGTTTAAGTCCTGGCAGAAGAACGGGCGACCGGCTGACAACACCCGCCGCCTGTCTGAGTGGGCTTACAACATCCTGGGCGGCAATCCCTACACCGACGACCGGGCGTGGGAATCTGTTACACAGTCCAGCATGTCGAGCATCGTTAAAAACTCGCTGAATCTGATGTTGGCTAACAGCTACAGCAAGCGCGAGGAATGGTGGGCGCCGATTGTCACCGAGGAAGAGGTTGACACCATCGACCAGGCCACGTTGGTTCGTACCTATGGGGTATCCAGCCTGAGCCAGGTCAATGAGGGCAACGCCTACACCGAACTGTCATGGGCTGACGACGAAGAGACGGCCAGCTTTGTGAAGAAAGGCAACTACATTGGAATTACGCTGGAGACGATGCTTAACGACAAGTTGAACGAAGTCCGGCAGATTCCGATCCGTCTGGCTAACGCCTGGTACAACACCCTTTCCGACATGGTGAGCGGCGTTTTTACCGTCAATAGCGCAGCCGGCCCAGTCCTTTCCGATACCGGCGCATTGTTCAACGCCACCGCTACGACCACAGGTGGCGGTCATGCCAATCTGCTCACGACTGCTTTTGGCACCACCAGCGCCGCTTATGCGGCTGCTCGGTTGGCCATGCAGAAGCAGACCGATCAGGCGCTTGGTGCGGGCCGACGTTTGGGCATTACGCCTAAGTACATTCTAGTTCCGTTTGACCTCGAAACAACGGCGCAAGCTGTCATCAATTCTGAGGTTGTGCCGGGTGCCAGCAACAGCCAACCCAACGTGTTCTTCCGCGAATCTCAAGTGATTGCGGTTCCAACTTGGACGGATGCGACGGACTGGGCGCTCGTGGGCGATCCGATGCAATTCCCGGCCATCTATCTTATCTTCCTGCGTGGTCGGCGTTTGCCTGAACTGTTCGCCAGCGATTCTGAGACTGCCGGTGCTATGTTTACCAACGACGAACTGCGTTATAAGGTCCGTCTGATGACCTGGCAATTTAGCAGCACTTATACCTGCGCTCCGGTCGCGGACTTCCGACCGCTGCACAAGAGCAACGTTGCCTAATCTGGCGACTTAGGGAACGGGGGCGGCGTCTTTAGGGCGCTTCCCCTGCCCCGCTAATGAGGATTGAACTATGAAAGAACGCTTATGTGAGCATAACGTCACATTGACCGACCCCGACGCCACGGCAGGGATGGGGACGCTGGAAGGCTACTGGACTGTGCCATTTGATATTGTTGTGGTTGGTGTCTGTGTCTCCCCTTTGGAAGATGACGCGGGGGCTACCCTTGATGTTGATGACGACGGTAGCAACGTCATTTCTGGCATTGATGCCAGTGACGCCAATGTGCCGGGCACTTGGTCAACCCCTGAACTGGGCGGCACGCAAACGCCGGTCCGCATTGCGGCCAATTCCAAGGTGTCTTTTGACATTAACAATGGTGCGGCCTCGAACAATTTCTATATCTCTGTCTGGTACTTAGTCTAATGATTGACTTGATCGAGCGGGCTTGCGCTTTGCTTGATATTGACCCTGTGCAGGTCATGGCCTATCACATCGACAACGATGCCGCGCAGGTAGTCATGGTGGTTAACAAGGGGGTTGCCGGTTGTCCAAAGCTGACAATCCCCCTAGCCGACCTATCAGCAGAAGAGCCAATAGAAAAGCCAGCCGCACCAGAAAAGTCGAAGCCAAAGCGTGCTATCCGAAAGAAGTCTAAATAATGGCGTTTTCACTTGGCACCTTTCGCGCCCAGGTTGATAACCTGATTAGCGCCGATGATAACGAACTGCTCCAGTACCGTCGGGAGTTGCAAATTAAGGCGGCTGTTGAGCTTTACAGCATCGAGCGGCCTGAGGAAGCGACTGAAGACGTAACGGGGGACGGTGGGCGTTACTACCCATTAACGGGCGGTAGCGCGGTGTTATCGGCGTTTGTAGACGGGTTTAGCCGAGTGCTGGCCATTGAGTACCCGGCTGAAGCGGTGACGGCTGACCATGAGCCGCAAATGCTGGACCCCGGCGATTGGAGCGACGATTACTGGGATGCCACACTACGCTATTTGCGCTTTGACACGGTGGCACCAGCAAGCGGAGAAACGGCACGGGTGCGCTTCACGGCCCCTTATGCCTGGAGTGTGACCACGGCCACAACCAGCGTTGCTCGTCGCGCTCACGGCCTTAGTCTGAATGATTGGATTTACTTTAACGGTACTGATTGGGTAGCCGCTGAAGATGAGGAAGTCGCCACGGCACAGGTTAGCACAGTCACGGATGCCGACAACTTTATTTACAAGTCGATTCAGTGTGATGTGCCGGCTGAACATTTCCATGCGGTTTGCTACCTGGCCGCTTCGCTCATCTGCGAGGCGCTGGCCAGCAAGTACAGCCGTACCAGTGACAGCACCATTAATGCCGACGCGGTAGATCATCCCAGCCGGGCAACAGCGTTTAGCGACCGGGCGCGGGAATTTCGCCGCCAATACGAGCAACAGATACAGCGCGGGGAAGCGTTTAGCAACGAGGGGGACGGTACGGCGCAGTTTATAGACATCGCCACCGCTCCCGAATGGCCTAAATCCCGTCGCTACTTGTTCCACGACAGGGGGTAGTTATGGCGATGACGCCAGAACAAAAGGCGACAGCCGCAGAGCGCGAAAAAGTTATGTTTGCAGCGGTTGCCAAGCATCTGAAGATTAAAGCGGAAGATGTGCTGAGCGTCGGCTTTGTTCGGGAAATGCCCGACGGCGAACTCAACTATTACAGCGTGATGGTTGCTGACCGGCCCAAGAAGGGGCCGATGCGCGGCAAGCGGCATTTTATTAAAGCCGAATTGATTGGTAAGGGCGACGACCTGGTGAAACAGGTCGCAAGTGCGGAGCGCAGCGGTTGACCTTAAACATCACCATTGACACACAAGCCTGGGAGCTACTGGCTGATAAGTTTGACCAGATAGACGAAGTGGTCGAGGTTGAAATCAGGCGGGCAGTCAGGCGGGCAATGTCGGTGATAGAGACTAACGTTGTTGGTCTAACGCCTTTAGGGGCAACCAAAAACCTGAGCCAATCATGGGCGACAGAAGTACGCGCAATTCCCGCAGGTGTGCAAGGCGAACTGGGTAGCCCGCTAAATTACGCCCTACCCGTCGAGAAGGGGCGCAGGGCGGGCACAATGCCACCGATTGACTCGATACATTTATGGGTTTTGCGGAAGGGCATAGCACCGCCTGAGACAGCCCGCCAGGTTGCTTTCTTAATTGCGCGGGCCATCAACAGACGCGGCACCAAGGGTGCAAAGATGCTGGAGAAAGGCGTGAAGAAATCTGAGCCGATGATACAGCGCATCTTTGAAGACGTAGCCGAGAAGATTATCAGGGCGCTAGTGGCATGAGCGAAGCAACGATACGCAGCCGGATTAATACGGTGTTAGGTGATGTTGTTGACATTGGCGTTACCCATGACTACGAACGTTGGTCGTCTACATGGGATGCGTACCTGGCGCAGTTTAAGACGACGATTAGCAGCACACCGCAGATACGCGGGGCTGAGATTCTTTACCGGGGCTTTACACAAGACCCCTCGACTTTATCAACTTGCAGCGTGGTCAGATACCACAATTTTGTAGTGGTGTTAATCATGGCCTTAAACGACGGGGACGCAACCGAAAAGACCGCCGCCCCATTAGTTGAGGCCATCGTAGCCGCGCTAGATCAGGACGCGACGTTAAACGGGGCCAGCTATGTAGGCTTCAATCCGTCGCAAGTTGAAACGTTTGAACCGCGCATGTTTGGCGATGTTTTATGCCACTATGCGGAGATTAGAAAAATAGTAGCCGAGGACTTTACCTGGGCAAGTTAAGGTGACATTATGGCGAAGTTTACAGGCGCAGATATGACCCTCACGATTGGCGGCAACGCGATCACCTGTCTCCAGTCGGTTGAAACTGATGAGCGGCTAGACGTTTATCAGGTGTCTTGTGCGGGTGGTACGAATAAAGAGAACGTCGGCGGGCTGAAGTCCAGCCGGATGTCGATTACATTTGCCGTTGAAACGGACGATGTGACGGTCCTCAACTATGTCGAGCCGGGCGATACCGGCGCGGTTGTCTTTAAGCCGCACGGCGCAGTTATGGGCGACATTCAGATCGACGCCACGGCCAGCATCGTATCCGGTCGCCGGCTGAGTTCGCCGGTTGAGGGTATCGTAATTGCCTCAGCTGAAATCGAATTAGACAGCCTAGCGATTACTGCCCACGCATAAACAGAATACAAGCTAGAACTATCAAAAGGAAATTATGGCAAAGGCAAACGGCTCAGGGCCGGATAAAAACGTGGTACTGGTTGACCCGGTAACACAGCGACAGTTTGAACTCTGGACACAGAAGTACAACGAGTTTCTGCCGGAGGATGCCAAGGGTGTAGCCACCTTCCGCGCTGTTACCGTCAAGGCGATGGTGGCTGCGGGGATGTTAGTCAAGCCGGACTGGAAAACGCCGGAGGATGTGGATAACGCTCCTGTCAAGGATGTGCGAGACGCGCAAATGGCTTTTGACGAATGGTACGAGGCCAACGCAGAAGTCCCAAAAGCCTCCTGATAGCGGCGGCAGACGCGGCCCAGTATGGCGAACCCGCGCCGCCTGAATTACGTTTAGCCTGGCGAATACAGCAATGGGGACCGCCAGACGGCAAAGGGTGGATGGATTGGCCAGCGGGTCAACTCGACCGTATGTCGGCGGTCCTCA